ATTATCGGCAAGGTTTTAACAGATCCACTAAAAATTAAAGCATTCATCTGATAGGAGATGGGACGATGGCAAACGAAATATTAAATGAAGACGACGAATTTGATAACGAAGACAATGACAGCGATATTGTTATTGTTACTGATGATTCAGATGATGAGGATCAAGACGAGCGAATCCTTGGCAATGATTCAAATGATAACGAGCGTGAAGCAATTCGCGAACGTCGCAGAAAAGAAAAGCTAGAACGCAAAGACAGAAAAGACACAGCAATCAAACGCGACAAGATGGAGCTTGATTTTCTTCGTAAGCGTAATGATGATTTAGAACGCAGATTAACCGCACAAGAAACTCGCGCACAAAAATCTGACATCAACAACATTGACTCGCATTTGCAACAAGCCGTGAACGAAGTTCACATGGCAGAGCGTGTAATTGAGAAAGCAGTTGATGCTGGCAATGGAGCAGATGTTGCACAAGCTATTCGACTGCGTGACCAAGCTATTGCGCGTGCAAAAGAGATTCATGAGATTAAGCAACACGCAGAGCGTCAAAATGCACCGCAACAACCATCGATTGATGAGCTTACTATGTTCCATGCGCGTGAGTTTATGGAAGATCATAAATGGTACGATGCATCAGGTGATGACGAAGATTCTGCGGTAGTTTTAGCTATTGATAAACGATTGGCAAAAGAAGGTCTTGATTCGCGCACTGAAGAATATTGGGATGAGTTGCGCACTCGTATTGAGAAAAGATTGCCACATAAGTTTGGAAGACAGGCAGGACGCACACCGCGTGGCGGTCCTAACGTGGGATCTGGTCGCGAACATGCGCCAACGTCAACACGAAAAGAAATCTATGTCAGTCCAGAAAGAAAGTCAGCATTAATTGAAGCTGGCGTTTGGGATGATCCAGTGCTTCGTTCTAAGTATGTCAAGCGTTACGCTGAGTACGATAGAAAGAATAAAAATTGATTTTTAAAAATTTTTTACTATATAATTTACACAACCGCTGAAAGGAGCGAGTCATATGACAACAACAGACGAACGCATTAGATCAAACAAACCCGCTGGAAACGATATTCGGACAAGTCGCACGATGAAAGATCGAGCCATAGAAGAAAATCGAGAAGTCACAGACGATGAGCGAGTAGAAATGTTCCGTCAACAATTTTTTAATTCGTCTTTACCGGATTTACCCAGTATCGATGGCTGGCACACTTGCTGGCTAACAACGACGAATCCAAGAGATTCAATCCACACGCGCATGCGTTTAGGTTATGAAGCAATTAAGCCAGAAGATATTCCTGGCTGGGAATATGCCACACTTAAAACAGGCGACTGGACAGGATTTATTGGTGTGAATGAGATGCTTGCATTCAAATTGCCAAACTCATTGTACTTTAAGTATATGAAAGAAGCTCATCACGATGCGCCACTCCGCGAAGAAGAAAAACTTACGGACACCGCAGAGTTTTTAGAGCAAACCGCAAAAGCATCAAAATCACGTTTGTCTATTGGTGAAGGTAATTTGGAGTTAGGCGATGATAGAGAGGCTCTTTTTGACCTCTAACCAATCTAATTTCTAGGAGCTATTATGTCTACAACAAGCGCACCTTATGGCTTTAGACCTGCTTTCCACAACAGTGGTCAGATGCGTCCAAAAGCCTATACAATCGCAAGCACTTACGCTGCGTCTATTTACTCTGGTGATCCAGTTAAATTAGTCACCGCTGGTACAATTCAACTTGGTACTTCTGACGGCACACGCACAGGAACTACTGACGGCATTTCATTACTTGGTATTTTTGCTGGTGTTGAATATTATGATTCAACTGGTAAACCAACCATTGCTCCATTTTGGACTGGTGGTACTACTGGCACACAAATTGTTGCTTGGGTTTATGATGATCCAGAAACCATTTATGATGTTCAATTTGCAAACCCAGGAACAGCAGGTACTGATTCAGTACAAACTGCTGTGGGTGCAGAATGCGACTGGCGACCAACAGCAGGTGGTTCAACTGCAACAGGTATCAGCGCAACTTATTTAGCGGCAGAGTCAGCTACATCCGGCCAATTCCAAATCACCGGTTATGCTTATCTTGTTACCGATTCACCAACTGATGCATTTGTAAACATGAGCGTTCGCTTGAACGAATCACAATACAAAGCACCTGTTAACACAGTAAGCTAAAGGAGATTATAAATGGCTACTCCTATGAGAAGTACGGACTTTAGATCCGTAGTAGAACCAATCCTAAATGAAGTATTTGATGGTGTTTACGATCAACGTGCTGATGAATGGAAACAGGTTTTCACCGAGCAAAAAGGTATTGCGCGTAACTATCACGAAGAACCAGTTCTTTATGGATTTGGCGCAGCACCTGAATTACCTGATGGTATGGCTGTTACTTATCAATCAGGTGGTGTGTTGTTCTTACAACGTTACTTGTACAAAGTTTACGGTCTTGCGTTTGCATTAACCAAAGTATTGGTTGAAGACGGTGATCATATCCGTATTGGTCAAACATACGCTAAACACTTGGCGCAATCTTTGGTTGAAACAAAAGAAACATTAGCGGCTAACATTTTGAACCGTGCTTTCAACGGCTCATATACTGGTGGTGATGGCGTATCTTTGATTGCAACAAACCATCCAATTGTTTCTGGTACATTCAGCAATCAGTTAACTACTGCCGCTGCATTATCACAAACATCATTAGAACAGTTGTTAATTCAAATCCGCAACGCTGTTGACAACAACGGCAAACGTATTCGCTTAACACCAAAACAAATCGTTACCGGTCCAAGCAACGTATTCCAAGCTGAAGTGTTATTGAAATCAGTTTTGCGTGCTGGTACTGCTGACAACGACATCAACCCTGTTAAATCTTTAGGTTTACTAGGTGACGGTCAAGCTAACTTATCTCGTATCACTTCGACCACTGCATGGTGGATTCAAACTGATGCACCTGAAGGTTTGAAACTGTTAATGCGTCGCCCATTAGAGAAATCTATGGAAGGTGACTTTGAAACAGACTCAATGCGCTACAAAGCGACAGAGAGATACACGCTCGGATGGACTGATCCAAGAGGAATTTTTGGGACGTCTGGCGTTTGATCCCTTATAAATCAAACACTTAAGTTAAAAATGAGAACCCGCAAAAGCGGGTTTTCTTTTGCTTATTGATACAGTGTTCCTTCTGTAGTATTATAACAATACATTTAACAGGAGGCATTATGAAAAACGTAATTTACAAAATTAGAAATATTTTAAACAATCATTATTATATTGGTAGCACGGTTGATTCAAGAAAACGGTTTTGGGAGCATAGAAAGCATTTAAGAAATGGAACTCATGACTGTATTCATTTGCAACGTGCGTGGAACAAGTATGGCGAAGATTGTTTTAAGTTTGAAATAGTCGAGCAATTAAATGATCGCAGTGAATTATATCCAGCAGAACAAAAATGGTTAGATAACCATTTTAAACAAAGTTATTTTTATAATGTGTCGCCTAATGCAGACTCCCCTATGCGAAATGCCACACCAGAAATGCGTGCGCATTTATCTGAAAAATCTAAAGCATGGTTTAAGAATAACAATCATCCAAGAAAAGGATACAAGTTTACAAAAGAAGAAATACAACGAAGCTCCGAATATCACAAAGGCGTATGCGCTGGTGAAAAACACTATCGCTACGGTAAAGCAGTATCAGAGGAAACGCGCAAAAAAATAGGTGACACGCAACGTGGAAAGCCAAAAGGCAAAGGAAGAAAAGTATCACCAGAAGGCATGGCTAAAATAAGAGCAGCATCGAAGGCTGGCCACTACAGTCATTGGCAAGGGAAAACACACACACAAGAAAGCAAAGAAAAAATGTCAAAAAAAGTAATTTGCGTAAACGACAATATTATTTTTTCTAGTCTTACAAAAACGCTTGAACATTATCAAATACAAATGCCAACATTGCGACGCGCATTATTATCTGAAAAGCCAATACAACGTGGACGTTTAGCTGGATATATTTTTAAGTATTATGAATGATATGATAGACTAATATCATCTGGAAACCTTTAACGCTATGCACGACTGACCAGACAGACGACATGAAGACTGCATAGTAAAACCTTTCATGTGAGGAATCAAAATGGCTTCAACCACATTCTCTGGACCAGTGACGTCCACTAACGGATTTATTGGTGCAATTACTGGCTTAGAAACAGTTACAACATTAACAGCAGCATCAACATTGACTACTGCACAAAGTAATACAATTTTCTTTTTAAGTTCTGCAACTGAATTTGTGACAACACTTCCTGCACCTGCGGCTGGTTTGATGTACACATTCATCGTAGGCGCAGCTCCTTCTGGCGCAAGCTATACCATCGTTACTACATCAAGTGCTAACATTATCAAAGGTCAAGCGTATCCTGCTTCTGGTGCAGCCGGTGATACCGGTACTGCTGATGACACCATTTCTTTTGTTGATGCACAAGCTGTTGCTGGCGATCAAGTTACTGTGATCAGTGATGGTACATCGTGGTTTGCAAAAGCGTTTTGCGCGGTTGCGGCTGGTGTGACATTTACACAAGCAAGCTAATTTGATGAGGCGTTAATTCGCCTCATTTCAATCAACAGGGGAGCATCATGGCTGACGTAGTAGCATCACAAACATTGCTTGACGGTGAACGATTGTTTATTGGCAAGTTTACAAATATCTCTGACGGCACAGGTGAAACTGCTGTTGTCAAAATTAATCCATCAACACTTAGCGTGAACGCTTATGGTCGCGCATGTAATGGTGTTAAGATTAATAAAATTTGGTCAACCACACATGGCATGGAAGTCCGTATTTTATGGGACGCAACCACGGATGTGTTTGCATGGATGATTCCGCAAAATAACAATTATTTTATGGATTTTTCTAGTTTTGGTGGTTTGCAAAACAATGGTGGAACAGGTGTTAACGGTAACGTGTTATTCACAACAGCAGATATGTCTGCCGGTGATATGTACACAATTGTCATTGAGTGCATTAAAACTTATGCAAACGCATAACAGAGGATACGATCATGGGCGCAACATTAAAATACGGTGAGTTTGAGTTTGGACCGCAAATGCATTACAGCAAAGGCGGTGCGTGTGGATATAAAGAAGGCGGCACAGTTAAAAAAGCAATGGGTGGATCATGTGGTGGCTACAAAGAAGGTGGCACCGCTAAGAAAGCATCATCATCTACTATGTGCAAAGCAAAAGGTGGCAAAGTAGCTCCTAAAATGTGCAAAGCAGAAGGCGGAAAGGTAGTTGAAAAAGCTACTGGTGAAAAGTACGCCAGCAAAAAAGCAATGATGCAACATGAGAAACGTGAATCACCACGCGAGCAACGCAAGGAAATGATGAAAGGAAAAATTCCTGTTCGCAAGTCAGTTCCTGTGGCATCGAAGTCGCCTTTAATTGCCATGAAAAATGGCGGTAAAATTTCAGAAGCTAAAGTTGGCAAAGTGATGAACGAGTTTAAAGATGGCGATTTGCATTCTGGAAGTAAAAAAGGACCGGACGTGACTAATTCAAAGCAAGCGTTAGCGATTGCATTGTCTGAAGGTCGCAGAGCAATGAAGAAAAAATAGATTTTACACCGACTATTCAATTATAATTGGATAACACGGGCAACTGTATCAGTATGCCGTCAAGACTTTTAAACTGAGGTTACGATGGCATATTCTGACAGCATTTCTAATACAACATTTAACGCTCTGAAGGTAGTGGATCACGCCTTTAGACGTTGCCGATTAACAGCGCAGGCGATTACTGCTGAGATGCAGGATTATGCTTTGGATTCGCTGTATCTTTTCTTGTCTGAACTAGCAAACATCAAACCACCGAGCTGGTGCATTGAGAAGGTCATCCTTCCAATGTACGAAAATCAGCCAATTGTGACACTTCCAATTGGCACCGTTGATGTACTAAATTTAAATTATCGTGTCTTGCAGTTACTTTCTGGCGCAGAAACCACAACATCCACCAGCTATAAAGTTGATTTTACATCACAGACTGTCGTCACGACTGTGGGTATCAACTGGTCAGCAAACTCAGTTGCGGTTACGTTTCAAGTCAGTGATAACGGATCAACATGGATAACCGTTGGATCATCTAATGTCACGGCTGTTGCTGGTGATATTGTTTGGACTGATATTTCTGCGGCTAAGGCGTATAGTTATTTTAGAATAACGTCAACGAGTCCGATGAGCTATTACGCTATTACGCTTGGCAATATGCCACAAGAAATTCCACTTGGTTTACTTAACCGCGACGATTACGTCAATCAAAGCAACAAAGTTTTCCCATCTCGCCCAAACTCTTATTGGTTTCAACGTGACTTGCCAAGTCCAGTGGTCAATATCTGGCCTGCACCATTTCTTGCGGCAGAGCAAGCGCAGTTGATCCTTTGGCGGCAAAGACAGATTATGGACACCACAAACCTTCAACAAGACGTAGAAGTTCCTCAGCGTTGGCTTGAAGCTATCGTAAATGGTCTTGCTGCGAGAATGGCGGCAGAAACACCCGCAGTTGATGCTAATTTAATTCCAGTGCTTGATCAAAAGGCGGCTATGTCAATGCAACGTGCATGGGATGGTGACAATGATGGTAGTCCAACAAAAATTAATCCTGGCATTGGCTGTTACACAAAATGAGCATTTATTTAGACACAACAGGAGAACCTACACTTGGCATTGGAATATGTGCCAGATGTTCGCGTAAATTCAAATTAGCTGAATTGCATCCTGATCCTAATTACCCAAACTTAATGGTGTGCAAAGAAGATACCGACGAATACGATCCTTATCGTCTTGCACCAAGACCGCCAGATCAAATTGTGTTGCCATTTAATCGACCAGACACACCAATTAACACACATCCTGCTGGCGTTATTCAAGAAGCTGGCGATGAATTTTTCATTACCGAAGACGGTAATTCTTATCTGGAGATGTAAAGAATGTCTGACGTACCAAGTAATTTAATCCCAACGCGGATAACACAGCTACCACTAGCACCTGTTGCATCAGAAGACAGTTTGATGATGATTGTTTACAACGGCAATAATTATCAAATCAGAGTTGGAGATCTTTTGAGTGTTGCTGGTGTTCCTACAACACGGCAAGTTATCGCTGGCACCAGTTTAACGGGTGGTGGTCAACTTTCTAGCAATGTAACGCTTAGTGTAGCAAATGGTGGTATCACTAGCACACAGCTAAGTGCCACAGGCGTTACTGCTGGATCTTACGGTGATGCCACAAATATTCCTGTTTTTACTATTGATTCAACTGGACGGGTAACAGCCGCATCAACGATTGCCGCAACCATTTCTGGCTACGTTCCTACCACACGTCAAGTGATTGCTGGCACTGGTTTAACGGGTGGTGGTGCGTTAAACTCCAATGTAACGCTTGCCGCTGATTTATCTGATAGTTTACCTTTAGCGGGATTAACAACAGGATCCGCTGGTGTTGCCACATCTATGTCACGATCAGATCACAAGCATCCACAGGTTGATTTATCGAGTGCGAATGAAGTTGAAAATATTCTTGGCTTAAGTCATGGCGGTACTGCACGCAGTCTTACGCCTAACGCTGGCGCAATAATTTGGTCTGGTGCTGATGGTCTTTATGTTGGCCCTCCTGGTTCTGCTGGGCAAGTATTAGTTTCTGGCGGATCTTCTGCGCCAACATGGGGTTCAGCTATTATTCTTTCTGACCAACCTGCTAACGTGGTTTATGCCGGTCCTGCAAGTGGTGCTGCGGCTCCGACAGCGTTTCGTGCATTAGTTAACGATGATTTACCTGCTTCTAGTGTTACTGCTAATACTTATGGTTCTTCAACCACAGTTCCAGTCATCACCGTCAATTCTAAAGGTATTGTTACTAGTGT